ACGCAAGCGTCGGCTGTGAACACCACCAACACCGTAATTGGTGTGTTCCTCGGCTGCTCGTACACCAACCCGACCACGAAGCAGAAAGTCTTTGCTCAGTACTGGCCCGCCAGCACTGCAGCAGGTGACGCTGTTGCGTATGTAGCTGATGACCCGAACACGGTCTTCCGCGCGGCTGTAACGACTGCCGCAGGCGCTACCACGATTGGTTCGTGCCCGTCGCTGCTCGTCGGCCAGAATCTGGCTAGCACGACCGTAACGACCTCTGGCTCCACCGCTACCGGCAACGGTGTATCGGGTGTAGTCGGCGCGAGTGCTACCACCGCAAACGGCGGCTTCCGCGTTCTGGGTCTGGTGCCTGACACTCAGATCAACACGTCTGCCACGTATGTGTCTGGCGGTGCCCCGGCAGCAACCAACGTTGTTGTGTCCGGACTGACTGTTGGTCAGGTGCTTCCGGTTGGTACGGACGTGTTCAACCTCGTCGGCGGCCAGCTCCAGTACACGGGTGCCACGCTCAGTTCGTCGTCCACTGTCACGACGACTGGCAACACCACGTTGACTGTTACGGCTATCACGACGCAGGTTGCTGGCACGGTCGTGCTGGTGCAATCGCCCGAAGTTCTGGTCAAACTGAACTTTGGCGTCCACCGTTACAACGTAGCATAAGGAGCAGTAACAAATGGCAATTTCACGCGCCCAACTGCTGAAAGAGCTGCTCCCCGGCCTGAACGCTCTGTTCGGTCTGGAGTATGCTTCTTACGGCGAAGAGCACAAAGAGATCTACGAGCAGGAGACCTCCGAGCGCTCGTTCGAGGAAGAGACCAAGCTGTCGGGATTCTCGGCTGCTCCGGTCAAGGCTGAAGGTCAAGCGATTGCGTATGACAATGCGCAGGAAGCATGGACCGCTCGTTACAACCACGAGACGATTGCCCTCGGCTTCTCCATCACGGAAGAAGCGATTGAGGACAACCTGTACGACTCGCTCAGCAAGCGTTATACCAAGGCGCTGGCACGTGCGATGGCGTACACCAAGCAGGTGAAGGCTTCGTCGGTCCTGAACAATGCGTTCGCGGCTGGCGTAACCGGCGGTGACGGCGTTTCGCTGTGCAACTCCGCTCACCCGCTCGTGTCTGGTGGTACCAACAGCAACACGTTTGCTACGCAGTCCGACCTCAACGAGACTTCGCTTGAAGCCGCTATCATCCAGATTGCTGGATGGACGGACGAGCGCGGCCTCCTGATCGCTGCTAAGCCGCGTAAGCTGATTGTCCCCCCGGCTCTGATGTTCGTTGCTAAGCGCCTGCTGGATACGGAACTCCGTGTCGGCACCAGCGACAACGACATCAACGCCCTGCGGGCAATGGGTGCAATCAGTGGTGGCTACAGCGTTAACCACTACCTGACGGATACCAATGGCTGGTTCCTCCTGACGGATGTGCCTAACGGTCTGAAGCACTTCGTGCGCACCCCGCTGGCTAACAGCATGGACGGGGACTTCGATACCGGCAACGTCCGCTACAAGAGCCGCGAGCGTTATAGCTTCGGCTGGTCGGACCCGCTTGGTATTTTCGGCTCGTCCGGTTCTGCCTGATAAAGGTAGAGCAGAAAAGGGGGGCTTCGGCCCCCCTTTTTCTTGACGCCAGACTCGTTCGGGCGTATATCTGGAACTATTCTAGGTAACAACAGCCATACCAGCTCCCTAGAAAGATGATGCACCAATGGTATGGCTACTTGTGCATGAGGGAATACTAAAATGGCTGTTGCTACTCATTTAGGCCCGTGGCTACTCGGTACCGTAAAGAACACGCTCGCCTCGCTTACTCAACCTAATGCTACGGCAGGGCAGATCCGTAACATCGGTGCGACGACTGTAACCCAGTCCAAGACCATCGCTTACGGCGATACGACCGCACAGACAGCGGCATTCGTGGTACCAGCAGGGTCGCTCCTGCTCAACTGCTACTACATCATCACGACCCTCTACCTCACGACGGCTCCGACGCTGACCATTTTCTGTGGCGGTACTCAGATCAGTTCTGCGATTACTCCGGGGACGACTGCGGGCGCAGGCTCAACCGGTGGCGGTTTGATTGGTACGCAATACATCCCCCTCGGCGGTAACGGTGCCGCTGGCGCAGCTCTTGTAGCTAACGTCGGAACGACCGATGCGCTGATCGCTTTCACCCATGCAAACGGTGGCGGCGGTACGGGAGGGGGTACGCTGGTTCTGGAATACATTGTCCGTAACCCTAACGGAACCTACGGCGACAACCCGTAATCCGACTTTAGGAGCCAACTATGTCTATGCAAACGGACATTCTGGCTAGTACGACGCTTACCGCTAGTGGCGAGATGAAGGCTGCTAGCGGGACTAATCTGGGGCGGACTCGTGTCCGTGCTATTTATGTCATCCCAGCTGGAACGGCGGGCAGTATTGCCCTCCGGGACGGCGGATCAGGCGGCGTTGTTAAACTAACCGTTAATACCGTGGCGTCTGCTACTACTCCGCTTTACATGCTGCTCCCCGGTGAGGGGATGCTGTTTGGCGATGCAGTGTATGCAGACCTGACCAGTGTCACTTCGATGATGGTGTTCTATGCCTAAGAGTCCGGCGTGGCAGCGTAGCGAAGGGAAAAACCCGAAGGGCGGCCTTAATGCAAAGGGCCGCGCTTCCTACAACAAGGCTAATCCCGGGAAACCGGGGTTGAAGGCCCCCGCGCCGAACCCTAAAACAGAAAAAGACGCTAAGCGCCGAAAGTCCTTCTGCTCTCGTATGGAGGGTATGAAGAGTAAACTGACTTCAGCCAAGACCGCGAAAGACCCTAACAGTCGGATTAACAAGTCCCTGCGGGCGTGGAACTGCTGATATGCGTTCAGAATATATGGACGGCGTGAAATATACTGTTGATGCGCTCTCGGTCGCCACAGTAGTTGGAGCGCTGACAGATATGCTACCTGAGATCGCAGCACTGTTTACTATCGTCTGGACGGGGATTCGTATTTACGAAACTGATACTATCCAGAAGATCTTCGGCAAAAATGGTAAGAAGTCCGATGCCGAGTAGTAGCGCTAAACAGCACCGTTTTATGGCGGCTGTAGCGAATAACCCGAAGTTCGCTAAACGCGTAGGTGTTCCTACGTCAGTAGGCGAGGACTTCATGACGGCTGATAAGGGCAAAAAATTTCGTGAGGGCGGTAACGTGAAAAAAGGCGGTGTAAGTAGGGATACTTTGCTGGATCTGGCGGCAGAGGAAGAACTGGATGAACTCAAAGAGCATAAGAGGCAGCACGATATTATGGGAAAGAAGGGATATGCCAAGGGTGGCGGGATTGCGATGCGCGGGACTGGACCGGCACGCAAGGTAAGTATGGCTAAGGGCGGCATGGTTCGTGGCGGCGGCTGCGAATCCAAGGGCAAGACTCGCGGCAAGTTCGTCTGACTTAGGCCACTGCCATGATGCCATCTCGCGGCATGGGCGCTATCCGCCCCCAGAAGATTCCTCGCGCGGTACGTCGCGGGGACGACGAGCCGGTAGAAAAGATGGCTAAGGGCGGTACTGCTAAGTCCAAGGTCAACGCCGCTGGTAACTACACCAAGCCCGGTATGAGAAAGAAGCTGTTCGAGCAGATAAAGAACAGCGCAGTTCAAGGTACTGGGGCGGGACAGTGGAGCGCTCGAAAGGCGCAGTTGCTTGCTAAGCGTTACAAGGAAAAGGGTGGAGGGTACCGAGATTGAAGGCCCCACAAAAATCCTTGAAGGCGTGGACAGCGCAGAAGTGGCGCACCAAGTCTGGTAAGCCTTCCAGCAAAACGGGCGAACGGTATCTGCCTGAAGCGGCGATTGAAGCCCTCACCCCCGCTGAATACGCCCGTACGACCGCCGCGAAAAGGAAGGGAAAAGCCGCTGGCAAGCAGTTCGTCAAGCAGCCGAAGGCCGTAGCGCAGAAAACGCGGGCCTATAGAAACCAAGGTAGATAATGCCCACCTACAAGACATCCGCTACTAACGAGTTCAACCTTGACCTGAATAGCGTCATTGAGGAAGCGTTTGAGCGTTGTGGGGCTGAGCTGCATTCCGGCTACGATTTCCGTACCGCTCGGCGCAGTCTCAATCTACTGCTGATGGACTGGGCTAACCGAGGCATCAACCTCTGGACCGTAGAAGAAGGTCAGCAGGTACTCACGTATAACCAATCTACGTATGATCTGCCCGTTGATACGGTTGATCTTCTGGACCACGTAATCCGCACCGGGACGGGTCAGAATCAGATCGACATCAACATCACCCGGATTTCCGGTAGCGTTTACTCGACCATCCCGAACAAGAATGCGACGGGTCGCCCGATTCAAGTATGGGTAAACCGTCAGGGTGGTACGACCAACTCCGCTAACGTGGTTCAGTACCCCCAGTACGTTATCTGGCCTACCCCGGACAACAGCACGACCTACACCTTTGTGTACTGGCGCTTGCGGCGTATGCAAGACGCCGGGGATGGCGTGAACGGGCAGGATGTACCGTTCCGTATGCTGCCCGCACTTGTGTCGGGACTTTCTTACTATCTGGCGATGAAGCTACCGGGCGCAGACGTCCGGCTCCCCATGCTCAAAGCCGTTTACGACGAGCAGTGGCAGATTGCATCAGAGGAAGACAGGGACAAGTCTTCGCTTAGACTCGTCCCACGGATGTCTTTTTCGAGGTAACGGCTTATGGCTGGCAGTCGTTATGCTTCCGGTAAAAACTCGATTGCGGAGTGTGACCGCTGCGGGTTCCGGTATAAGCTCGGCCAGCTCAAGACATTGGTTATCAAGACCAAGAATGTTAACATCAAAGTATGTCCCGAATGCTGGGAAGAAGATCATCCTCAGCTTCAGCTGGGTATGTATCCGGTTGATGACCCGCAGGCTGTAGAAGGCCCGCGACCAGACACTAGCTACTACGCACCGGGAAATGATGGAGCAGGTGGAAGCAGGCAGATCTACTGGGGATGGAACCCGGTGGGATATGATCCGCCAGCAAATGTCAGTAATACGCTTTATGGCGTTGCTCGCGTTGGTAGTGTTACTGTCGCTATTTCGTAGAGGTAGACACGATGATCAAAGACGTACCGGTTGAGAATGCTCGTGGTTCGGGCTATCCGCAGACGGATATCAACAAGGCGGGCGTGCTTATCAAAGGGCGTTGGATTGCGGGCACCGGCATGAAGCAGCACGCAGATATGCGTGGCTACGGTGCGGCGACTAAAGGGCGTAAGTTCCTCACTAATCCGGGCGACTCTAACCGCTGATGACAATCACATACGCAGTCGGGGTAAATTCCCCGACAAATCTTTGGCAGATGGTGCAGGACTACACGGAGAACACCGAGTCTTCGTTCGTCTCTTACATCCCCACGTTTATACAAACAGCCGAAGAGCGTATCTACAACACCATCCAGATTCCTGCCCTTCGTAAGACGGCTACTGGTACGCTTACCCTTAATAATCAGTACCTTACGTTGCCGACTGATTGGTTGGGGACGTTTTCGCTCCAACTCATATATCCAAGCGGGGTTGGCACGTTTCTACTGAACAAAGACGCTGAATACATGCGGGAAGCATTTCCCGACGCGACTGTTACTGGTACGCCGACTCACTACGGTCAGTTCGACCAGAATACGCTGGTCCTTGGTCCTACGCCGGATCAGAACTACACCGCGCAGCTGTCGTATTATTACTACCCCACGTCTATCGTGACGGCGGGTACATCTTGGCTTGGCGATAACGTCCAGAACGTGCTGCTGTACGGCGCTTTGCGGGAAGCCTACCTTTACCTGAAGGGTGAAGAAGACCTGATCAACTACTACGAGCAGAAGTATCAGGAAGGCATTGCGCTGCTCAAAGTGCTGGGCGAAGGCAAGAACCGCCGTGACGTCTACCGTAGCGGCCAAAATAGAGTGCCTGTTACATGACTGGTATCGTTCAGTCCATGACCAACTCGTTCAAGTCGGAAGTCTTGAGCGCGCAGCATAATTTTAGCACGTCATCGAGAACCATCACCGGCCAAGACGTGTTCAAGATTGCGCTCTATTCGATAGCGAACGGGGCCAACATTGATGCCACTACCACTGA